AAAAGAGTTATGGTGCACGAGTTGTGGCATAGCCTTAGTCGTTATTTACCCACAGGAGATTTAGATAGATTAACAAAACAGTTTAACAGAGAGCGTAACAAGTACATACAAAGTTTTGGTATAGATGTCGCAGATTTAGACAACCCTTTTGATGTAGCTACTGTACAAGTTAAAGATATTCCTTCAGAACTAAAAAAGTTTCTTAGAGGTAAGCGAGGTGATTTTAATTCAAAGAACTATAGATTTAAAGATATAGACGAATACTTTGCGGAAGAAATGACTGACGCTTGGTTTAAGAAAATGGGAGAGGGTGATTTAGCACCAACAGGTACTTTTAAGAGAGTAGCACAAGACATAGCTATACTTTTTAAAGATATGTTTGAATCTCTTAAAGCTAAGTTAGGAATCGATCAAAGGCAGAAGATATTCAACGACTTTCTTAAACAGCGTAATATAAAGACACAAAGACAGACATCTCTTAGGGGTTTGGAAGCTACAACCGAATTACCTCAATTTAAAGATAATGTAAGTAAGCTTGTTAAACAAACAGACGCTACATCTTTTAAGATAGGTGGAAAAGCAGCTGTTAAAGGACCTGTTAAAGATTTAGCGAAATTAACTGAAGGTCTTAACACATCTGAACTAGCAGCGTTACAAGACCAAGTAGCTGATAAGTTACTAAAAGACGGTGTTAAAATGCAAAAGCTATCTAAAGAACTTCTTGAAGAAGGGGCTGCTATGGAGATGGCTGATCTGATGGGTGTGGATGGTAGGACTATGCAGGAGCTGATTGACCAGGCTTCTCAGGATTCTACTACTTTATTCAGAATAACAAGTAGGATGGCTGCCCTTAAAGAGTTGATGGAAGCTAACGGTCAAGAGATATTGAATGTAGCTAGAAACTATAAAGATACATTTAATAAAATGAGTCTAGACGAAATGGAGATGACCGAAGCTAGACTTAAAGGTTTAATAGAACAACAGTTACATATACAAGCAGGTCATTCTAGTTTAGCTAGTGGTTTCGGTCGTGGTTTAAAAAGCAGACAGATAGGAACTAAATTAGGTTTATCACCGGACGAGTTGCAAAACACACAATTAAGGCAAGAGTTCCTAAATAAAAAGGGTGGTATGTCTATGGACCAAATGGTTGAGGGTATACTCATAGCTGAGAAGAACGGTGGTGAGGATTTGTTTGCTACACTGATAGGAGTTAATAAACAAATCCGAGGAGCTAACGGTGGTAAACTAACTGACATGGTTCAGGAGTACTATAAAAACTCATTAATGTGGGGACCTCGTACTCTTACTATCAACGCCCTTGGTACTGGATTATCTAATGTCTGGAAAAACTTTGAAAGAAGTATAGGCGGTTGGATGAGTGCTGACCCTGCTGTGAGGAGGGCTGCATCTAATCAGTGGGGTGAGGCTATGAGTTTGATGGATATAAAGAAGTTTCTGTTAAACGCTTGGGAAACTGGAGACCAATTCATAGGCGACGCTGGTTCTGCTTTTGTTGAAAACTCTAAATCGAGTATAGGTTCGATTAACGCACGAAATGTACAAGAGGTGATGCGTGGTGTTGAGATGAGCGATGGCGTTAAAGATGCTATTGATTGGTTTGGTAATACTATACGCATACCTAATAGATTTAACACCTCTGTTGACCAATTGTACAAATTTCATCAATATAAAAGTCGAGCGTTAGCTGAGTTAAAACTGAAGGCTTATGACTTAGGAATGCGTGACCCGAAGGAAGTAAGTACATATATACACGACGCTTTTGAAGCTTTAGTTACTAGGTCTAACAGGAACTTCTCAGAAGGTGCATTACTAAAAGAAGCTAATGAAGTAGTACAAGGTCCCTTCCAAACACCAGCTGACAGACAAAGAGCTGTAGCTGATTATGTACAAGCAGAGAAGTCTGATAAATTGAATAGAGCTAGAGAGGCTGGTTTAATAAACGAGAAGTTAGACGATCACCGAGCACTAGAGGAGTTAACTAAAAACTGGATCGACCCTAGTATTAAGACAGCTGAAGAGGTTACATTTTCTAGCGAACTAGGACCATTCGGACAAGCAGTGCAGAACTTAGTTACTAAAAGTAAAGTAGGTTTCCTAGTTGCACCGTTCGTCCGCACTCCTACTAATATATTAAAATTCTCATATGATAGAATATCAGCACCAGCAAGAGCAGCTATTGATCTAGCTAGAGCTTCTGAGGGTTGGTCCAAATTAGAACCAGGATACAGGCAGCGTATAGAAGCTCTAAAAGGAGGTTAAAAAGGTTCTGAGGAATACAGGAAAACTTTGTTAGAACAACTTAACGCTGTAAAAGCTGACGGCACGCCGGACAGGATAGCAAGAGCAGAATCACGAGGTAAGATCGCTTTTGGTACTGTTTTAAATGCTTCTTTGTTTTACGCTGTTAATAACTTTAGCGATAACATTACGGGAGGTGGACCTAAAGACTATAAACAAAGACAAGCTTGGCTAGCATCCGGTAAACTACCGTATAGTATAAAGGTAGGAGATACTTGGGTTAGCTATCAAAGGCTCGATCCATTAGCTACTGTTATAGGTATATATGCTGACGCTAAAGAACTATCTAATGATAACAAACTAACAGCTGCTAATAGTGATGACTTAGATAAGTTAATGGGTATCACATTTGAGTTAGGTATTAGAAATGTTACCGATAAATCATACCTAGCTGGTGTTAATAAATTTATTAAAACATTAAGTGGTGAAGGTACTCCTGGTAAATACTTCGGTGGTATAGCTGGAGGGTTCTTACCTAATATTATACCTCAAGGTGCTTCTATTACAGGAGACCAACACATGAAAGAAGCTAGAGGTTTTGCTGATGTTATCTTAAAAAGAATACCAGGGACTGATGTAGACTTAAAACGAAACCCATTAGGAGAGCCTGTTGTACAGCAATACTTCGAAGGGGTAGCTGGTGTACTAAATCCATTAAATCCTTTAGCTTGGGGTTTTGATAAAGACGATAAAGTAGCTAAAGAACTTGCTAATGTTGCTCACGGATTCTCGGCTCCTAGTACTAAACTAGCAGGTGTTATAGAACTTACAGACTTCATTGGACCGAACGGTAGGAGTGCTTACGATAGAATGCGTGACCTACAATCTAAACTTGTTCTTAACGGCATGACTCAACGACAAGCACTAAGTGAACTTATTAGAGATAAAAGATACCAATCACTTGATCCTAAATCTTTTGTAGGATTACCTAGTGAGCGTGTTAAATACATCAATAGAATACTTAGCAGATACAAAAAGGCTGCTGAAATGCAAATGCTTAGAGAGTTTCCTGAGATCATGCAAATGCAGCAAGAAGTAAAATCAGCAACAATAAGTGGAGTACCTAGAGAAGATGTGCTTGAACTCCTAACTCAATAGTTAATAATATATTATCATGGCTAACACCTACGTAGACTACACTGGCAACGGCAGCGAGACCGACTTTAACTTTTCATTTCCGTATATTAAGACATCACACGTTGCTGTGGAAGTCAATGAAGGACAAGGAGCAGGAGGGCTAAACAAGTGGGTACGCAAGATGTTGACCACCGATTACACCGTTCAAACTTCTCCGAATACTTTTGTGCGGTTTACCACGGCTCCCGCTTCCAATGTAAAGGTACGAGTGTTACGAGACAGTGAGGCGAACGAAGGAATCGTAGACTTTGCGAACGGATCTGTACTTACTGAAACAGAACTTGATAACTCCTACCAACACAACCGCTACCTCGCTCAAGAAGCAGAGGAAGGTATAACAGGTGGTGCTTTAACAAAAAACGCTACATCCGGACAGTTTAACGCTGATGCTTTACGCCTTGAGAACTTAGCTGATCCTGACAGTAACGACGATGCAGTTAACAAAGGATATGCAGACGGTCGTTATGTAGATGTAGCAGGGGATACGATGACGGGGTCACTGACTCTTAACGCTGATCCATCCTCTAACTTACACGCCTCCACGAAACAATATGTAGACAACAACGACGCTTTACAAGTTACTAAGAGTGGCGACACGATGAGCGGAGAGTTGAACATGGGTAGTAATAAAGTTACTAACTTAGCTGACCCGACTGTCGATGCTGACGCTGCTAATAAGAACTATGTAGATGATACAATTACTACATCTCTTGCTACAGGTTCTCCTCCTCCAGGTGTACAACTCGCTACGGCTCAGATACAAGACGACGCTATTACATACGCTAAGCTTCAGAATGTAGCAGCTAACAATGTATTACTTGGTAACGACAACAGTGCGGGTGTTGATGTTCAAGAACTTACAGCAACTGAAGCACGGGCTTTATTAAATGTAGCAGACGGTGCAGAAGTAAACGTACAATCAAATTGGAACGAAGGAGATACTAATAGCGATGCATTTATCCAGAACAAACCTACTATACCAACTAATAATAATCAGCTCACTAATGGTGCTAATTATATTACAGATGCGGATGTAGCGTCTAACTCAGCTGTAGCTGCTAACACTGCGAAGGTATCAAATGCTACACACACCGGAGACGCTACAGGTGCTACTGCTCTTACACTTGCTACTGTTAATAGTAATGTAGGTTCGTTCACTAACGCTAATATTACAGTTAACGCTAAAGGATTAGTAACAGCTGCTAGTACGGGTAGTGGCGGTGCTGTCAATAAGTACAGCACAGGATGGCAAAACTCTATAGACTCTGTAACTGTAGCGAACGGCAGTACTCACACTATTACACATAACTTAGCTACTACAGATGTACTGGTTAATGTTTATGTGAACTCATCAGCATCAGACACGAACGCTCAACAAATACACAGCAATATACACAAAGATGCTGCTCAGTTTGATTGTGGTGCTTTAGTTACTTCTTTGAGTAGTAATTCTTTGGAACTACAATTAGGTGAGAATGGTTATAATGATATTACAAGTTCAGGTGTATTAATAACTACCAGTCTTGCTAGTAAATATCTAAAAGTAGTTGTAATAGGATGATTGAATCCCTATCTAGTTTTCTTAACACCGCTCTTGTCATTGCACTTAGTGTTATCGGGTGGATTATTAAACGCATCATTGAACGATTAGACATTGGTGATAAACGACTTACAAAGATAGAAGTGGAGTTAGCTGCACAGAGAGAAAGAGATGCTGCTGTTGAAAGTAGAATAGGAAAGGTTGAGGCTGCTATCAATGAGATGCACAGTAAGCTCGACCGCATGATGGAAATATTAATGAGGAAATAGATATGCCAAAAGGATTATACGCAAACATAAACAGAAGAAAGAAACTCGGTATTAGCCGTAGTAAAAAGAAGTCAACTATATCGCCAAAGGCTTACGCTAATATGAAGCGTGGGTTCCCGAAGAAGAAGAAGTGAGTGTATCGTTGTCGATAGGTAGAGGCGAGAAGTCTCGTAAAGGAGGGCTGACTGCTAAGGGTAGACGGAAGTACAATCGTGCTACTGGTTCTAAACTTAAAGCTCCTCAACCTGGCGGTGGTCCACGGAAGCGTTCCTTTTGTGCACGGATGTCAGGAGTCAAAGGACCGATGAAAGACAGTAAAGGACGACCAACAAGAAAAGCTTTAGCGTTGCGTAGATGGAAGTGTTGAGATGCTTCGACGAGCAAAACAGACGGTTAATCCGTTATCAGCACAATCACGATCGCTGGCGGTAGGTGCAGCAGGAGAACTAGAGGTTTTAAAGAGTGACTTCGAATCGGATAAAGCGATCAAGGACTCCAAGATATCTACATTAGAAGCTGATAAAGCAACACAAGACGGTAAACTAACAACACTGGAAGCTGATAAAGCAAGTAAAGATACACGCATGAACACCGCTGAAACAAAGATAACAACACTAGAGAACTCTTCTACTGGTATAGTTGACGGTGGTCGCTCTAACTTGAGCCATGTTGAAGCTAATGCAATCAACGGAGGTAGTGCAGTAGTATGACAGTAAGAAGAATATTTTTAAGACGGGACACCGCAGCTAGTTGGTCGAGTAACAATCCGATACTTTCCGAGGGAGAGCCAGGTTTTGATACAACAAATGAAATACTAAAGATCGGTGATGGTGTTACTGCGTGGAACTCTCTATCGCAATTCCAAGGACCAGCGGGTGTAGCGGGACAGGACGGACAAGATGGTGCTGACGGAGCTGACGGACAGGACGGTGTACAGATAAGTACCTACACGAAATCCTCCCTACCTCTAGCTGCTACTGCTGGAACAAATGCCTTAGTTACTGACGGTACAATTGGAGGTACTCCTACGATGTCATACTTTTACAACGGAGTATGGTACAGAACTTTTGATAACTCGGTAATTAGTAATAAGACAATCGATCTATTTATATTAGCGGGTCAATCGAATGCACATGGTTCGGCAGATGTATCTGATCTTACATCAGGACAAGCGACCCAAGACGGCTTATTCTATACCTCTTGGCATGACTCTACAAGCAACGCAGAAACCACACAGAACTATTCTAGTTGGGCGACATCGCTGGTAGCTGGAAGCACACGAGGGGATAGTAATAACTTAGTAAACTCACCCAACTTCGGTCCGGAGCTTGGATTTGTTAGTCGAGCCAACGCAATCAATTTAACGACACAACCAATCGGTATTCTTAAATACGCAGTTGGTGCATCTACTCTTAACGCTGGTACGTCTCTTTCTGACTGGGACACTACAGCTACAGGAAGTCGAGAAGGTGACTGCTATCGTGGATTACTCTCAGCACTATCAGACGCCACTACCAAGTTAACAAACGCTGGATACTCATGGAACTTTAAGGGTATGATATGGTGGCAAGGGGAGAGTGGTGCATCTGTTAGTGGATTAAATACTTTTATCGCAGCAGTAAGAACGGTG